TCCTGAAGAACCTTGCTCTCCTGAAGAACCTTGCTCTCCTGAAGAACCTTGCTCTCCTGAAGAACCTTGCTCTCCTGAAGAACCTTGATCCCCTGAAGAACCTTGCTCTCCTGAAGAACCTTGCTCTCCTGAAGAACCTTGCTCTCCTGAAGAACCTTGCTCTCCTGAAGAACCTTGATCTCCTGAAGAACCTTGATCTCCTGAAGAACCTTGATCTCCTGAAGAACCTTGAGGCAATTGGTTTATTGCGTCTATTGTTGATTTCATTGCTTCATACGTTGAATCATCAGCAAAAATTTGTCCTAATTGTTCTTGTGATAAGTTTTGATTAAGTAATTTTTGTATTTCTGCTTGCATTTCCTGTTTCTTGGCTTCATCAAATCCATTAATTCTATTCATTAGTTGCTCATAATCAGAGGAACTAGCAGCATCAGAGGAACTGGCAACATCAGAGGAACCAGCAGAATCAGATTGACTAGTTACAACAGAATTAACATAATCTTCCACTGCGGCCAACATTTCAGCGGGGTCATTAGAATTTAAAAGTTTTGTTGCTAATCCATCTTTATCTTCTTGAATATCATTTTCTAATGCTTTAAAAATTTTTAAAGACTCTGCATTGTCTGCATCAAAGCTCTGAAGTTTTGTTAAAACTTGTTGGTATTTTGTTTGTTGAGAGCCTTGGCCCATTTCATCAGAATTGTTTACAAAAGTTTGATTGGCATTTATTGTTGGGCCATTATCAGTCTGTGCGATCTTAGTTTCATCAGGGGCAAGTGAATTTCTGTAATCATATAAGTCCCTCAAAAGCTTAAATACCTTTTTGGTTTTTCCACCTTCATGATACGCAAATTTATTGCCAAATTTTTGATAAATTGCTTTATACTTTGTGCTCGATGCTTTAATTTTGTTGTTTCTTTCCTCTGGAGGAACAATCATTTCATATGTTTTTTGAACAAGATCTGAAAAGATTTCATCCCAACTTGTTACTGGGGCTCCTTGATCTTGACCTTCGATTTTTTTGGTAAAGCGATCAAGTTTAAGTATGCTCGTCTTCTCTGCTTTGAGGTTCTTGGTATTAATACCATAACCTAATTCATTAGCAGTTTCTACTACTTTTTGAAGATTGTTAGATGCTATGGTTTTTTGCTGTTCTAAATCTACATTCGGTTCGTTTGTTAAATCTTGATAAGTTAGAACGTCTTTTACATCCTCTTCACCGGCACCACTATCATCTTCTTTTTCTTTTTCTTTATCTTTTGGCTCTTCTTCAGTAGGCTCAGCCACAACGTCGGGTCTTCCCGTCATTGGCATAACGCCAACTGCACCATCTTGAGGTAAGCCTCTATCAATAGCTGTTGTGGAAGTTGGCGATGTGACAACTTTGCCACCGACTGCTGTTACTATTTGTGGAATACGACTAGTGACCATTTTAAGAACGTTTTTGCCGAATTCATCAATTAATGCTTCAATTCTTTGGAAGCTTTGAAATAATCCAGCTTCAATAAACATTTGATGTTCACGCATTGGATCATTATGCCATCTGCGTCTAAAGTTTTGCCATTTATCTTTGACCCAACCCTTGATTGGATCATACAGACTTCTTTTTAATCCACCTAGCCAGCTATCATGTGGCTTCATATGGCCATATGGGGAAGGCGTCCAAGTTTTTCCATCTTGTGTAATTGAGTCTCTTGGCTTTCCATAATACACGCCCGAACTAGTTGAAGGGGTTTGTGCTGGGCTTTTAGGAGCAGGTGTGGCTGAAGGACCAACGCCTGAGGAAGAGGAAGAAGCAGTTGAAGGCCCACCGCCTGAGGAAGCAGGACTGGAAGAAACGCCTGAAACAGGAACACTAGAAGCTGTTCCGCCTTTTGCAGGGCTTACATCTGTTGAATCAGAAGGACTAGGAGTTTCCGCACTTGCAGTCGCATCCTGATCTGGCTGTGGAATGACAATGTTCGAAACATCAGTTTTAAGTTGTTTGACTAATTTTAGAACATCAGCTTTGATGTTACTGACTAACTGATCTAGTGTAGTGGCATTTGTGGCAGCAGTTTCTGCAAGAATATGTTTGTAAAAATTGGCTTTATAAGTGCTTAAAATATGCTCCAAAAGCTTTTTGTTTTCTGCATATTCTTCTTTTCTTGCTTTGTCATATGCGGATCTAGCAACAAAATTGCCTTCTGTTAACATTTCAGGCAATTTTGATGCTTCTAAAATTTCAATTTTTAGAATGTCAAAATATCGATCAACCGCTTCTTTAACGGTGATTTTAAAAAGCTGATTCTTAAGCTGATTCTTTCTATACTGAACAAAACTTTGCATTTTTCTCCCTCTCAACTTGGTAATCTATATAGACCATGGGAGACTTATTTCCACTTAATAAACACACAGAAGTCTGTGTGTTGAAATTTAAGAAATAATTGTCTTTGATAATCAACGACTGCCACGAGGCATATGCTCGCCAATCTTTTTCAAAACCATCAAATTTGAGTCATAATTTTGAAATTGACTAGGAAGATATTGATAACTCAATCTTTCAAAGTCTTCATCACGGCCTTCTGGATGTTCGAAATACACGTATTTACCTTTTTTTCCAATCACCTTCACGCCAATGCTTTTTGGTCGGTATTCATGCATTAGTAGGTATGCTGCGACTCCAAGATCACTAACGACCTTATGTATTCTTTCATCAATGACTTCAGGCACATACTCATTGATCTTCTTGAGAAACATTAAACAAGAATCAAATGTGTAGAAATCATTAGGTGGTTGGTATTCTAAGACTAATCTATCAAATTCTTTAGCTGAATCTTGATTTTCGCATTCAAAATAAATTGATCTGGCTTTCTTGCCTATCACGGCATAGCCATGCATCAAAATATAAGCGGCAACCCCTAAATCGTTTACAAACTTGTGAATACATTCAGCCATTTCTTTTTCCTTTCATTTCTTAATACAAATCTTTCTTCAATTTCACACATAGTTAAATATGCGTGATATTCTGCTTGTAACTCTACCCAATTAGGTCTTAGTATTGGCATGTTTTTTTCATGCACTTCATCCTGCACAGACAAATTTATTCTTTCAAAATTGTCTCTAATTGTAAAAGAAGAGTATGTTGGTTTTTCTAAAATATGCATTTTATGTCCTAAATAATTTCGATATTACTTTGCATTTTCAGCGGCGACTAAGCAGCCTTTGGCGACACTGTAGATAGGGTCGGCAGGTCTAATTACACGACCAACTTCTATAGGTAATTTTGCTTCTCTAAGCAATTTTTCGAAAAGTTTATCAAATCCGGGAGGAGAAGCAGTGCCTCCAGCCACTACAAAATCAACTGGAGCATCAAGCTTTGCGTTTTTATCTTTATTGTTTTCCAAACCTTTTTTGATTTGGAAGACTGTTTTTTCGATCATCAATTGATACTGAGTCATAATGGCTCTTTCAATCAAATTGTTTGGCTCTTTGTTTAAGTCAATTTTTGTTTTTTCTTTATTGATAAATGCAATTGTTTCGCCGGTAGCATGTGCAGATTGCTTATCAATCCAGTCTCCTGAGTTTACAATAGCAAAAGTAAATACGGGAGCACCAAATAAAGAGAATGCAACGTTTACCATGCCTGCTCCGCAATTGTGAATTGTTAGAAAAGGCCCAGAAAAAGAATGATCGCCGGGGACTTGTAGATCATAAACTTCTCCTTCGTATTCTTCATGTTCTATAGCTTGCACTCTTCCACAACAGAATCCATCTTCAATAAAAATCGACTCTCTAGTTTGACTGTTTTCACAACACAGGTTATTGAGTTGTTCAACCAAAGAAGTGCAAACTTTTTTACCTGCCGAGCTTACAGTCCATTCATTCTTTTGGCCTCGAATGATGCGATTTTCTTTTTCGAAAAGATGTTCTCTTGGCTCACGCCAAGATAGACTAGATGCAAGTCCAATTCGAGAAAACAATTGTTTAGCTAACAAAATTAGATTTGTGTTAGTGTTTCCAAATGTAACTTGTTCTTCAGAAATAGTTCCATCCGATCTAACCATGCCACACAAAAGGTTAAGGCATTCTGAATTGGTCAAGCGATCCAGAGACCATGGATATTGCTTTTCTCCATTTTTGTTGTAGCAATTATTGGACATCCAGTTGACTAATCCACGACTGTAGCACTTGACACGAATCACAGAATCGCTTCCTTTGCTTGTTTCTGTTGCATTTTTGTCAAACCGGCTATTGAGAATTGTTACAACATCCTGAGCATATTCAACTTCGTTGGCACCAAAATCAATCTGAATACATCCTTCAGATTGATTGATGCTTCCGTCTCCCAAGAAGTAACCCATGAACCTTTGAAGATCAGGTGTTGACTCAATTTTCTTTTTCATCCATTCTTTGGAGTTAGTAATTCTTTCGCAAATATTGATTGATGGACGGGTTGCGTCTCGATTTTGTTTCAAAATTGGTTCGCCTACGATATCGCCAACTTTAATTTCTTCGCAACCAACCCAATTCCAGCATCCATTTCTCTTAACATAAAGTTCATGATTGTCTACAAATTTATATTCTTCGGTATTGTTAGAATATCCAGCAATTTGTATTTTAGTCATAACTCCCTTGAAATCTTTTTTTATGACTTTATTTATTTCTCCCCATCTTCCTGTGTGAGTAATAACTTTATCGCCTTGCTTAACATTTTGGATTTCTACGATACCATTATTTGTATATATTTTTGTTTCGGGGCATAGACATGATACCCCAATCCCCGTAAACATTTTATCTTTAAGTTCCGCATAAACTAAAGCCATCCCTTCATTGATAGGACGAGCATCAACTGTAAAGCCTTTATCAGACTTGTATGCTTTGAAAATGGCTTCAACAATTTTTTGATGATAATCAGCATCAGTTTCTTCGTTGATAGCATTGGCTGGAACGCAGTAACACAAAATCTCACGATCATTTTCAACTTCATCTAGCAAACTATGAATCATGATATTCATAATTTGAAATGCATCTTGTTCCTTAGGATTAACGCAACCATCTTTCATAGGTCGCTTAAGTTCTAATTGCGTCATGGTGTATGCCATGTTTACTGAGGCTTCGCCAAGAGCATATGCTACTTTAGCATCCTCTCGATGAATCAAAGGCACACCTGCCTGCTTCATCATGTTGAAAACAAAATCGTTTTCTAGAGGCATGGAAAGAAAAGCATTGACTTCACGTTTGTAAACAAAATCACCATTATCATTTCTCTTGCAGCAAACCAAATTGTAAGTACCAACATCAAAACCAAGTGCCATATTTTCACCCTTCCTTTTTACCAAAATTGAGCTTTGTTCCCGAGAAAAAATCAGGTATGATGTGAGGTGGTTTACTCTCTGATTCTTCCGTAATTGTTTTCACTTCAGCATTTTCTGCTGACGCAACAACTTTCCCATCCACTGTAATATTGATATTAAGTGTTATTTCTATTTCCCCATCTCTGGGTACTACTTTGATTTTTGTGGACGGCTTAAGTAGTTGAGACATAATTACCTGTCTTATTCATAATAGTTTCCATTTGGCCATTTCTGTAACATATTATCTACCCTTTCCATTATCATTTCCGATGTAATCTCTGTAAGACAAGGTTTCAAATTTTTGTTAGATTTGCTGCAATTACCCCAGTTGTAACAGGGGCCACAAGTCCAGCAAGGGTCATTTTGTCGGTGTTTTTGTACTAAAAAGAAGTCAAAATATTTCCCGTACACAAGACCATCAGCAAAGGTGAATATTCCTACCAAAGGCTTTCCCATGCCTCCAGCACAGTGAAAGGCGGACGTATCCACACTGACCACATAGTCTGCTTGATTTAATACTGCCATCCAATTCCTAATTTTAGTTTCTACAATTAAGGGGATGTTATTTTTGTAGCATAAGTTTATAGGGGTGTTGTGTAAACAAAATGGTGCAAGACCTCTATCTCTACAGCCAGATATTAAACCCAAAAGTTGATCATCTAGAAGATTTTTGTTTGCCATAGCTGAAATCGGACAAATTGCGACTGTTTTACCTTTTATGTCTCGATTTTCTTCAATGAGTGAACGCCCTATCTTTTTTTCATCTTCAGTGAGAGAAATATGCATATTGTGATTGGCAAGTTTTAAACCGCAATGCTCTGCCCAAATGTCGCTACGATGAGGGCCAGACATGGGTGCGTATCTCATTTCTGTTCTACCACATGCTGTAGTCGTATTGTACGAAATTAAATAATCTTTTCTGTCAAAATTGTTTGAATCAATAAGCTTGTCGATGTAGGGGTGATCAATTAAAGCGTCATGATAATATTTAGGACAACAAAAATGCAATTCTGCATCAGGCATCGTTTTTTTAAAATCTTCAAACATCATGCGATGCATGAAAATATCACCAAGTCCTCCAACACTACGTATAATCAGAATTTTGTTTCTTTTTTCGGCGAATTCTTTCAAACTTAGTGTGCGAACTAATTTTTCTGGTCTGACTTGTTCCGTTCTTTGACCTATAATTTTTTTTCTTACTATGCTCATATCATAACATAGTTAAATGCACTTCTCAATTTGTTACGACAAAATACCGTTTGTAAGATATTGATGCATTTTTTCTGGTGAAATTTTATTGAAATAATTCATCCATTGCATTAACCATTGTTTGATGAATTTTTCATCGTGTTGATAAATTTGTGGATTTTCTTTTATGAGTTTTTCAAGAGCAAAACTAATAAGCTCACTATGGCTAGCACCGGAAGAGCCTTGCTTATAATTAGCTGCCATGTCGTATCCTTGAACTGCTCTTGGTCCTCGACTTGCAAATTTAACACCTTTTGCAAAAAAATAATCATCTATTGTTTGATTGATTTTATTTCTGTTGTGTATGTTCCGCCAGTGAACAACTAAAGAATCTGGGTGGTAATACAAAGTTTTAAGTCTTGATGGAACTTTGAATTGAACTCTATCTGGATAATCTGGATCAGAATTAATTTTCTGTTGAAGTTCTAAAGCAAATCCGGGTAAAGAATACAAAAAATTCGTAATTAAATTATCTTTAGATGGTACAAAAGTTCTATAAGTTTTTAAAGCCTCGACCGGAGCTTTTTCGTAGTTGGATTTATAATTTGCATTAGAATCAACATTTACATAAAACCAAGAATCAGTAGCATATGTTCCAAATTTACTTTGTAATTGTTTTATTAAATTTTGTATAATCCCTTGGTATTCTTTTTCTTTTGATTGCAGGCCCGAGTTTTGATATTCTTGATCAAGTTTGCTTCTTTTATCTCTGACCGTTAATCGATCATAAATTGTGTCGGAATTTATTGGTGCATGAGGGGAATGACCACGCAGAGTGCTTGTCATGTAATCCCACCAATCATCATTCTCTAAAAAACTACTAAAACGCATGCTTTATATATGTAAATTGATAAAAAAAGGGTCGGCTATTCGCCAACCCTTTTACTTTAAGCTTTAATGTAAATTAACTATTGCAAATACTGCGTATTGATGCAATGTAGCTGGCATCAGGAGTTCCAGACAAGCTTTTAAGCCGCAGAGACTTGACCACTATGTCGCCTTGATTAAACATCATGGTTTCGCCAGCACCAACAGCAAATGTAATGTTTGTATTGCCGTTTAGCTCGCCTATAATTCCTATAGAACCATCAAGATTTTGAATCATGACAAATCGTGCTGGAGCACCATGTTCATTGACAAAGTCAATTACAGTATCAGCAAAATTGGTCGTAAGTGAAACAGTGGCTCCAACAGAAAATGTATTATCTTCGAGAATGTCACTGTAAATAGACCCATCGTCGCTGACAACCTCAATAAAAGCGTACTCTTCCCCTACGACTTCGGCAGTAAATCTTTTCCAATAATTGCAATCGGTAAATTCTTCGCCATCTTTCAACAATCTGTAAATGCGATTTGGCCCAGCTACATAAATTTGTCTTTGTTGGGAAACTGAAAATTGAGACCCTATATTGCCATAAGTCTCACTTGTGTCGGTGCTTGCATTAATATCAAGACGACCTTGTTTTGTATTGTTTAATTTTACTCTAAAAACAGACATGCCTTCACCTTTGGGTTAAATAAAGCAAATAGTCTTTTGTACTATGTATTTATGCATTTAAACGGTACTTCTATCATATTTCTTATTTCGAACCGTGTACCATCAACTAACAAGTATTTCGGACTTGGGAAACATTTTCTGAAAAAGATTAGTTCCAAGTCCAGTGGGCATAAGTTTGGTTTCAATTCCTAGTGATGCAGCTTTGAATAAATCAAAACACTCAACCCCCATAACCAATCCTGCACAGTCTATATTCTCGTTAACAACTGCATCAAAACCCATTTGTTTAGCTTTGCGAAGTAAAAAATCTATCTGATTCTGTTTTAAAGACAAAGATGGATAATTTCCGTTTGTAAGAATAACACAACGATTTGTTTTTTCTAAGTTTACTTTTTCACAAATCACGTAATTAGTAAGACCAGACTCTTCTGCAAAAGCATCTACGGGATGTTTTTTACCATCAAAGTTAATTTCTCTGATATGCCCGAAATCAAGCCTTCGAGATCTTAGATCGGACAGCTTCATTATGAATTTATGATCAGTAAATAAATTGGATGTTTCATCTTTACACCCAATGTAAAGTTCTAAACCATGATATTGTTTTTCAATTATTGGCTTCAAGAGCATTAATTGAAAAATGTATTCGTCGGATGTGCCAAAGTAACACACACAATATCGATCTTTTATTTCAGCATATTTAGTAAATTCAATCATATCAAATGACAAACAATTATTAGAAACATAACTATTGTATATGAGTAAAGAACGAGAAAAAGCAATATTAGGTGCCAATACCCTTAAAGATTTTTGTGAGTTTTGGGGAGATGACGTTCATGCTAGGATATTGTTAGAAATTTTATTTAAGGGAATCATGCATGAAGAGGCTTTATTTGTATTTGGCAAGCAGGAACAAACAAGGAATCAAGCTTGTGACGATTTTGCAGGGGGAATCGGTGGTAACATCCAAACTGCTGGATTTGAAAAAATTGAATCTGCCTCAACTTTGGGAAACCAAGATAGAGCAGATTATCCATGAAAATCGTTTGCTATATGAGCCTTGGCTAGAATCTGCCACTGATTATAATGAATTAAGAGATCGCCTGAAAGGAAGAGGTTTCACCGGTGTTCCGATGGGTCCAAACCCTTTATTAAATATGCCTGCTGCAAAAACACCTAAGGCAGACACAAGCTCATGTCAAATTAAACGCACTATGTTGCGAAAGAAAAAAAGCCGGTGAAAATCACCGGCCCAACACTTAACTAAACTTGTTTATTCTTTCTTGATTTTTACGCAAAATCTTGGGAGATAAAAACTTCCGCTTTCTGTTTCTATTTGGACTTTTTTGCCTTCGATTGACAATACTGATCCACCTTCTTCAAAAAATTCTCTGACCATTTCTTCGGCATCTTGATCGGTTTCAATTTTTTCAATTAGCTTTTGCTCGCTTACTTTGCTGCGACATTCTTTGCCGATATACTTTTCATTTTCGTCTTCGATACAATTGTCTCGATTGATATTGAAAAAATCACCGAGATCTTTTTGATCTGACAACCAATTCTTAAACTCTTTTAGCGACATTGGTTTACTGCTCATAAGTGGTTCCCTCCGATGAATCGGTAAAAAAAGAGATTACTTCCCTTTCATCTTTTATATACGCAGCATTCGAGTAATCTAATCCACTTGAGTAGTTTGAAACTACAATTTCGTTTTCTTCTATGTGGGTCAACCAATACAAATTTGCGTCAATAATATCATGTGAACGCAGAAGTGGTTTGTAGCAGTAAAGTCCATTTTGTAATCGGACTGCATTATCTCTTGGCTCAACAAATGAATCATCGCAACAAAACAGCATCAATTTTTTAACATTCATTTGAAATGCAAATCCTATCGCTGCACAAATAGGATTTCTATAATCGTCTATGTAATAACTTTCAGGTGTGTTAATTCCAAATCTTTCTTCTATCGCTGGACGATAACAGTATACATCGCCAGCATAACGTTTTAAAAAATCAAAGTTTGTTCTAGTTGACGCAACGCAAGTTGGATAATATTTTGCATTTTTTGAAGGCAAGTACGTGATTGCATCTTTGTAAGGATTGTTAACCACAAATGCGTTTATAGTCCGTCTGTATTCAAGCGGCGTTTTTGCATCGTATAGACCCCATTTTGCCAAAGCTCTATTAACTGCAAGAATGCAAACGTCTTTTGGCAATTTTGCTAGTATTTTTTGACGTTCTTCAAACAAATACCCATCAGACACAATGCAAATTTTAGAAAAATTTAAGTTCTCATCTGAAACCCTTGGATAGTTTAGATTCAATTGCTCATTTTTCAACACAAGACTCATATCATCTTCTGAGAAAAGGCAATCTAATTGTAAAGGAGCAATATTTTTTTTTGTAAAATTTCTAACCCATACTTCGCCTGCATAAATGTATTCATTGCCAGATGGGTGTTTCTTAATATTCATATGACTCTTTCTTAATTAGCTGGACATGGAACTATCATGACGCATTGTCGTCCATCAGTTTCTTTGTTAATCAATTGATCCATAGTAATCTTGACTTCAATTGGACTGCCTTTCCATACAAGCTCAACTTCTGGCATCTTATCAGGAAATTTAACTGGTAACACGAATTCTTCTGGGATCAGTAAAGGTATTCCAGTCGGCCCTTCAAGTGTGATCTTGTTAGGAATATTGCTTTCAACAATAATTTTTTCAGGAATTGGCTTAGGAATTTCAACCAAAATTGTGTTTGGTATTTCTTTTTCCATTTCTAACTTTAATGTTCTTGGAATATCTGAAGCATCAATTTTTAGTGGAGGTAGTGTTTGAATACGTTCGATTGCTTGCACTAAGTCTGATGCGTCAAACACAATAGAGTTTGGGATCGGACTTTCTGGTCCATGAATTTGTATATCCTTAGGCAAGTTCACATCAGAAGCATCAATTTGTATCTTTCGATTGTTCAAATCAGAAGTGTCCAGTTTGATGTTCATATCTTCTGGCATAACTACGACAATTTCTGAAGGAATGCCAACTGGTTCATATTCTACCTTCATCATTTGTTTTGTTTCAAACAAGTCTGCAAACTCTTCCCCAAATTCTGCCATTAAATTTTCATCAGCAGCAAATCGTTGTGGCGTTTTTACAGGTCTGGCGAAAGTCATGGCCACTTCCATTTCAGGTGGAACTCCCCAGTCAACTTCTAAACGTGGTATCTCTGCTAAATCAAGCGTGACAGCAATAGTTGACTCGGGTGGCACAATAATAATTGTGGGCGGAATAGGCGGATCTATGATGATCGTAGGTGGTATAGGCGGGGCATCAACAATAATTAAGCTTGGTATGCTAGGGCCAGTAATTGTTATATTGCTAAATGGAATGTTAATTGGATTATTGCTAGTAATTGTTACATTGCTTACCATGTTTATAGTTGGACCCACAATTACCGATGGGATAGGCCCAACTTGTCCTTCTAGTGAGATGCATGGCACAACAAGTGGTGGCAAATTAATTTCAGGTTCAGGAACCTCGCATGGCACAAAGGTAAAATCAGGAACGTCTGGAAATTCAGGAATTGGGATTTCAAACACATCTTCAGCTATTGCCGTTGGCTCTGCTGGATTTGTTCTTTCTATTGGTGTCTGAATGATTTGACATTTATCATTTGAAACACGTACTACTGGATCAACTCTTGAATTAACAGCATAACGATGTTGTCCAGTCAGTGCAGATGTAGTAAATTCACCGTCTCCAAAATCAAGGCGGAAACTACTTATCGTACCCGGTGGAGTAATTTCCAAGGCGTAATCAGCTAAAACTCCACGAACAGGATCATCTTCAATAATATTCCATGTAAAATTAACATCGGGACAATTAAAATCATCAAAAATAACTTCCAGTTCTTGTAAGTTTCTAATTCTCCAATCTAAGGTTTCACGTCTTACATCAAAATTATATCCAATGAAGTCCTGTGTTTTCATGATCCCCATGACAAGTTGATTATGATGTTCAGCAACTACAAAACTTCTTACCCAAGTTCCCTTTTTATTGAACTTGGTTTTTTCTCCACCTAATTGCCTAGAACACCCTTTGAGCTTGGTGGCTTTGCCGTTCTCATTAAGTTCGATTGAATCGTAATAGAATAATTCGCCTTCGATATTGCCAAAACCATTTGGTGCCCATATTTCAGGTTTATCTGAAGCGACTGGGATAATATCAATTTCTTGCGACCAAGCAGAATTATCTACAGCTAACCTAGTCTCAGTCGTGTCATAGACTAAGTATAGTGTGTAATCACTGTCGATTGCTTTTGGATATACTGGTACAGGTGGAAAAGCCATTATTGCCTCTTAAAATATGTTGCTGTTTAAAATACACCCATAATCCATTGATCGCCGCTCGGTCTACTGCCTAGTGATTGGAAGGTTGTGTCAATTTCACTAAATTTGAGGAATGAATTACTACTGTAATCAAAACTTAGATAAGCTCTTTTATCGCCATCAGATGCCACTAGCAAACTGTTTTCTGGTTGATCGTAACCAATCACAGATGTGTCTTGTATGCTGCGATACAAGGCCGAATTCACTCCGGGTCCTCCTGTTGTCCAAAGATTTCCTATCGGGTCATATTTAGAAACCGAACCTGAATTATTTAAGAAAAACACTCCAGTGCTTAAAGATGCTAATTGTCCATTTAATTTTGTAGGGCCTTGGATGTCCTGAAGTTTTCTAATGTTGATAAATGGATTTCCTAAAATGCCTTCTGTTTTGTAAAAGCTTTTTAACCTGAAAAAAGTACCAACAGCATCATTTCGCAAAATGAAGCCTGTGTTATCTTTCCAAGCAGTTCTATAAATGCTGAAATCGCCATAAACTGAAAGACCATCCTCGAAAATAGACACATTCTGTGTCAATTCTTGAGCACCATTCAAATAATTTGAAGAGATCAAATCTTGACTTGTAACTGACATGTCTACTAAATCAACTGTTTGTTTGCTGATATTTGTAGGTGAAGTTCCAACTGGATAATCGCTCTTTGCACCGAAAATAAAGAATGACTTATTTGGAGAATTTACGTTCACCCAGTTCCAAGGTCTTATGATATCCGGCTTACTTACATAAGTGCCTCTGAATCCATCGAATTCTATGCTTTTAATCTTTTCAGAAGATACAGCGTCTGAACTGCTTCGGCCACTTGCCCAATAAAGTATGCCCGATCCTCCCATTCCTGAAGAGGTTGTTCCCCTAGGTGTGAAGCTTGCATTTCTTCTAAACTCTGATTTGGCTTGTTCTTGCGTTGCAGCAGGCCATGAATCAAGAAATGATTCGTCTCTATTGAAAGTATATGAAGGTGCATTAATTAACTTGAAAGTTTCGCTAATCAATCCAAATTCATAAGCTCTAGCGGTAAAACTTGTTGTTAAAACTGAAGGTGCTACAATTGTCCATAACCAAAGATTGTTTTTTTCAACAATATCAATTGCATTTTCGTAATTTGTAATTCTATAAGCACCAAATTCTGTGTCAACTCTTAATTTAATGTCATACACTCCACCTATGCTGTAGGAGGCTTTGGTTTCATATGAATTAGGATGTGCTAAATCATCGCCTAATGACCATGTATAATCTTTGACTGGATCTACAGGTTCATCATTTTCATTCAGCAATTCACCTGCAAATGTATAGCCCGGTGTGCCAAGTATGTTTTCTTGTAATGGAACTGATAAGTCGATTAGTGTATTTATTGGAGATCTAATACGAGGCACAGTTTCAAAAGGGCCATTTGGGGGAACGCCCGGCGTAACAAGTTGGCTGCTGCTATCTTCATTAAATACAATTACAGCCTGTTCAGGAGCTTTTACTCTTGCATTGATAAAATCTTCAAATAAGCAAATGTCTTTTCCGAAATTGTTTTCGACGGTCAGCTTAACATTATAAATTCCCGGTTCATGATAAATTTTCTTAATAGTTCCGCTGTCGGTATCTCTAACCAATACGTTAACTGAGCCATCAGGAACCATGCTTGTGGCGTTTATTAAAGATATAGATGAAATCACTGAAGTCGTTTGATCGCCAAAATCCCATGTAACTTTTACTTCATCTTCTGTGCCGTCAGTTCCCAATCGAAAGCTCATGTTCTTAAATTCAACTTCAAGCGGAATATTTCCAGTCCTCTTATTCGCAGTAAACCATGCTTTAGGTTGTAGAACAACCCTTCTTAAAAAGTTAATTCTACCTTCAAGTGTTGGCCCGAATGGCTGCAAATCCTCTCTTCCTTTTACTCCACAAAATTCTTGTAAAGCAATTAATGCATTTTTTAGATGATTATGGTGCATGGCCATCACATTGACTGTGACATTAGTAATGTTTTTTGGCTTAATAACATCTTCAAAAGTTGGCAACAATTCTAGGTTAGAAAACGTGCCTGTTGTAGAATCCCAACCGTCATAGAAGAAAGAAATTGCTCTTTTGTCAACTTCAGAGCATTGTTCAGTAAGTGTAATTAAGCCAGTTGTTGGAATTCGACTTGCAATCAAAAAATCGGCAAAAACTTTAATAGAGGTATTGCCGGGGTTGTAATCTTCTATAAGTTTTGCTCGTAAAGAGTCATGAACCAAAAATAAATTGGTATCACTATCTAAACCTTCTGGATAAAGTGAACTTGTTGGAATCATGAAATTTTCTCCTTACAGAACCACCAGAGGTTCGCCTAATTCTACACGCTTAATTCTTCCATTTGCAAATTGAATAAGCTGCGTGACGATGTATTCACCTGCTTTTGCGTAAATGTGAGTTATTTGGTGTTTGTCGGGATCTAACTCAGTATAGGTAGTTCCGTCACCAAATATCCAATTACGTTGAACAATATCCCCATCTGATTGATCAACAAAAACAAATTCTTTAGGTGCAACACTATTTGCAGTAGCATATTCTTGAGAATAAGGATTGTCGATTGAGTCAACATAAAAATAAGGCAGTGCTTCATCGGAGTTTACTTCTATATAGCCTACTTTAGTTGCAACGCCTTGAGCCCCAGTAGAAGTGATTATGTTTAGTTTTACTGTGTAAATTCCTTCATTTAGATAAACATGTGTTGGGCTTTTTTCCAAAGATGTGCCTCCATCTCCGAAATCCCACAAATATCTTACAATGTGTCCAGTAGAAAAATTTTGAAATCGAACGTTTAAGGAAGGTGGGCCTTTTATTGGAAAGGCACGAAAAAGTGGCTTTGGAGCAAGAAATCTCACTTCTTGCGTTTTCAAAATGCCGTTTAGTGAAGCTGCTTCAGGAAAATCTTTTATCCCGCAATTTGCTTGCATGTTCAATAATGCGTCTTTTATAGCATTGTGATGCTCTGCAACTACAGAATTTGTAACAAAATTTTCATTCATGCTCCATTTGCTTTGTTTTGATCCCGCAAATCCACGAACTAAATTTTCAAGAGTATTAGGAGTTTTAGAGCCATAATAAATCATTTCGTATTCACTAGGCACTCCATTTTCTGGACCCACACGTACTATTCCTGAAGGTGGAAACATACTTGTGTCTTCTAAAATAATTCTGTTAGCTGTAAAAGTCAAACTTTGTTTCAAAGGCATTTTAGTGTTGTTTGATGCTTGATATAAACTATCGAAATCATCTAATGCTTGCGGAAATACCGAAAGCATGCCCGTAGAATAACCATTACTTAAAGTTGATATTCGATCAGCCATTATTCTTGCCTGCAATAATTTTTGGTTTCACTTCGACTTGCGGATTGCTAATTGCAGATCCTGCAATCATTTTTCTTTGAATATTCTCGATAAGAGTTTCAACATTTTTTCTTACAGGAGAATCTTGATTTAAGCAAAGCACGGTTTTTACAAATTCAGAATCAAGTGTTTTGTTCAAAATCACTCTCAAATTAAATTCTTCTAGCAGTTTTTCGTTCCACATCTCTTTTTGTGCTTCTTCGTCATCTAAAGGCTTCATTTTCCCGTATTTTGCTACAATTTGTTCATAGCCATTAACTAGAAAATTAATTTCCTCTATGATGTTTTTTAACTTATTGTTTAATTTCCTTGCCGAAGAAATAAGCATTTCCTTTTCTCTCTGTAGCTTTCTAATATCTATCTCATATTCCTTAATATTTAACCGTTTAATTGGGTCATCTTTTTGAGCTTCTTGCCTAATAGCAAAATCAAGTCTTTGAATTTTGATATCGAACAGTTCTAAGTTGTCCTCAGTATCTTTCAGATCTTTTTCAAATTGCTCAACAGTATCCATCCTTGCTTGCAGTTCACGAACAATTGCCCACAACTGTGCTTGAGAGGTCGGTTCTTTTCCTATGATGAATTTTTCAATTTGAAAAAAAGTATGCCTATCCGGCATGTTTGCCGAATTTAGAATTTCTTGAACTTTTTGTAAAAGTTGTGTTGACATAAGACCTCCAATTAAAGATAATTCAGTATTCTAAATTAGTAGCAGGAGCAACAGAATGAACAAAATTCAACAAGGAAAGCTCGCGGGAGCTTGCTGTTATTTGTCTGGACCGATGGAATTTGCGGCAGATCATGGGATTTTATGGAGACGTGAGTTCATCAAATCAGCACATTCTTTTGGATTAAATATAGATTTCATAGATCCAACTAATAAGCCTCTACCGGATGACATGCGTGCAGGTGAAGACAAAAACTACCAAACAGAATTACAAGAGTCAGGCAAATATAAAGAGCTAAAGGATTACGTATCAAAATATCGTCGATATGATTTAAGATTTGTTGATTTGTCGGATTTTTTAGTAGCAGTAATTGATCCAAAAGTGCACATGTGTGGCACTTATAATGAAATATTTCTAGCAGAACAGCAACACAAGCCTTCTTTTTTTATCTGTGACGGGGGTTTGAAAAAGCTTCCTAGATGGCTCTTTGATGTAATTGATCTTAATGACCCAGCCACACAGACACGATGTAATGTTTTTTCAAGCATTGAAGAAGTGTTAGAAGAACTTAGACTGCTAAATTCAGGTGTGATTGAATTAAGTCCAAAATGGGTTTTAATTCGAAATGGACTTGAGCAGATTAGAAATCAAAATCCTAATTGCTTCCAATGAACTTTGTTGTTCAAATTACCAACAATTTTCAATTCATCACATAGCAACCCTATCTCATATGTGTATGTTCCATTCAATTCATCCATGAGATGCAAGGATGATATGATTGCCTTTGTTAAGTATAAACAATGGTAACCAGAGATTCTAAAATTGTATTTCCCATAAAAATCCATATTTTCTAAATCATGAAATGAACTTGAATTGATAGTTGCATACATCATTTTTCTATTTGTAAACATCATATCTTGAATTGAAAGTTTTGTTAATTCATATGGACCTGCAATACGCTTGAGCCAGTCATGTTTGTCAAAAATGATTAAATTCATGCTTTTTCTCAGATTACACGCATGCCTAAAATACCCTTGAAAATAACGCCGTGATTGACTGCGTTATTTGCCCAAATTAACTTTGCAAACTCAAAATCATTCAAGCCGAAACTAGGCACTGTGTCAGTTGGAAATTTTCCTACTTTTTCAAAGAATCGTTTATTAATTAGGACACCGTTGAATGTACCTTCAGCAAAATTATATTTTTTTTCAACTAAAGGGTAAAGTACATCGACTTCAGATTTGCAAAAAGAGTTCCACTTTTTTTCTATATCATAAGGAATGCGAGACCCGGCAAAAACCATACAAGCCCATTCACTTTTTATAAATTCCATGCCAGTGTTGATTAAGCTTGTGATTGTTTTGCTGCCCTTAAATGAAGGGCAGTAGTTAGAAAACTCTTTCATGTCGTCAGCATTTGCATCGTCGCCTACAACGAAAATAGATTTCTCTTTTAGAGTTTGATTTTTTATTGAACTAAGAGTGTTGATAAGCCCTGCGATATTTCTATCTGGGCCTAAAATCAAAAAGCCTACATCCATCTGTTTAAGCCTTTATTAGAATAACGCTGTGTCAAAGTCTATTCGTATCACATCTTCTGAAGCCAAAGCAGAAGACAATTCAAAAGAACCGTTTTCTGCATCAGCAGTAAATGATAGTAATGTCCAAGCATCATCAACTAATGCACCGGGCACATAGACTTCAATATCAGAGTAAATTCTCATTCCATTTATAAAAACTCTCAGTGAATTTTCAATAAATGGAGTTGCAGTGGAAGTTGTTGTGTAATTAATGTAATCTGGGGTCACTAGGTTGGCATGTATGGGTTCTAATCCATAGTGGTGCTGGTGAGCAGCTTCTGTGGGAAACGCCATATTGAACTTAAGAATATTTGGCGATTCAAAACTAGCAGTCACTGTAGAAGATGGTTGTATTGATAAAATACCTTCTTCGAAATCAAAAAAATTAGCTTCGTCAGTATAAATTTGAAATTTTATATTAGTGGCTTCTTCAGCAATTGTAGAAAGTTTTTCAGACTCTTCCCGAGTCATTCTAACATAAAAATCTGTATCAGTATGACTTTCAATACTGTGTTCTGATTCATCAATTGCATCACTTTTTAAACTACCGTTTGGATTTAATGATTGATTTAAACGGTTTGCAATTGACCCTTGAGTGCCAATAGCATCTCGCATTTGCTCAATTACATTATCTAATGCCAAATTAATTAAGTTTTGCCTTCTTAAAATGGCTTTAAGCGGCAAATTATCCACTTCCCAATGGATGGGATCTAATGGGCCATATAAGACTTCTGGAATTAGTTCAATGCGTGGCATCTCAATACCTCTGTGTAATTACTTTATTTATCTTTTCTATGCTCAAAATTAGATGAAATTGAGACGCCAATTAAAAGTGATTTGCATATCTTCAGTTTTATTTAAATCTGGAAAAGTGATCATGCTATACAAGTCCCCATTCGCCATTTGTAAAGCCATTTCGTTTAAAGTAACGCCTACTGCTTCATCAAATTTTATTACAGATGTAAAAATTACTTGTGCTGGAACAGAATTATCTAAATTTGACAAAGCTGGTTTGGACAATCTTGTTACCCCGAACAAACCTTGCCTTCCAGCATTAACAAATTTTTTGACACCGCTTTGAGTGCCTCCATCCCCAAAAATCATTCGTGTTATGTAGAATTGGTATTTGTCTCCAATTTGATTGGATAGACATTTTGCTAAAGCACGACGACCTTGCAAAAGAATGGTATTACGCATGTCAAAAATTTCTTCTCTGCCATCTTTATATGACAGAATCATTTCAACATCGCCTTTTGTTTGAATATTTTCAATTATCATAAATCACCCTCGAATGTCTCTCCATCTCTTGTCTCAATGATGAATGAAATGCCTTCTTCTTGATTGACGTTCTCTTGCACACCACTGCTTTTGGGTGCTGATAAAGCTACAATTGCAGTATTGTTGTCTATGTCACTGTAAATTTCCCTAATCACTGGAGCATGTCCACTGTGATCAAGTTGATCAAAAACAGTAAACCCTACATTCACTTCCTTCTTAGGTAGATGAATGATTGAGTATTCCACAGATGTTCCGCCAGCCACTAAAGTCATCCAATCTTGTTCTCTGCCTTCTAATATTACATCAGTACCGTTTATTGATGCAATCTTATAGTATTCATCACCAATCACAAACAAATAGTTCTGGTAGAAGTTACTGTCATCTGTCACAAAATCCTCAGAAGGTGGGTTGTTGCCGTTTACCATTCCAAGACCTGATTCATGGTCAGTAGCGGTGACTAAATGTAAGCCCCTGTAGCCAAAATAGCCAACACCACTTTCGACCAATCGTCTTCGTGATTCTACGGAAACACCAATGGCATCTCCATCTTCATAATTAAGTATATAAAAGTTATTTCCTTGAATCTCATTTACTTGAAATTCAGTGCCGTTGTATAAAAGATAATCTCCGACTTTAACAAATTCATTAATGTTTATGATGTAAGGATCATTAAAATTAACTAACGCACGTCTAGTAACATGCAAATTGCCAGTTGTTGAAGCTTGAATTATATTGCTCAAATCATCATAAATGGTATAGTTTACACTAGAAGTAGAACTGATAGGCAAATTAGAATCTCCATCTAGTATCAATTTGCCATCTACAATATCAACAATGTCATAAGCTGTAAGCGAATATGCTGGGATTAAAATTTTCCAAGTACCACCATCATAATCTGGTGTATTTTCAACATCCCAAAGAGTCTTTATGCCTAATTCAGAAAAATTAATACTATCGTCTAATTTGACTAGATCTTTTTGTGTAATTGATGAGTTTGAGCTTCCGTAAAGAATGTTAGACAATGAAAAAGTAAAAGCTGTTTGGTCAAGAGGCTCAACAACATTTGACAGTACTTTAGCTAAATTATTTTGAACATCATAAATTTGATAAGTCCCAATGTTTGCAGAAGGCCCATGTATTTCTAAAATGTGGCTTTCTTGATTTACTCCTAGGCTTTCTAAGTTTTTATCTGGAGACACAAACATAACAAAATCATTGTATGCTAAGCCTATGTTTTCTGATGAGACAGTTGCTTGATCCGTTAAATCTTCACGAGTAATGACCCAATTACTTTGGGCTCCTTCCATATTTCTGTAGAAAAATGGATTGCTATTTCCAGATATAACTGTTTGTACATAATCAAATGTTATTAAAGTATCGACTTGTTCCACTGGCGATTGCACAAACTCATTTACTTCGCCAGTAAAATTTAGAGTGTGAATGCGTGCGTGAAATGGAACATACTCACGTAATATTTCTTGAGCTTCAAACATGCGATCATTAGAAAGCTCTTCAACTCCAATATCGACACTGTAAGATGAACTTAAACAGGCACCACACGGATCTATAAATGATTTATCAATTTTACAAGGATCAAATGCAGGTCGAGTAGAGCCGTTATATTCTTCGGCGTTGTATATGTTTTCTGAATATGCAAATTCGGTTCTTGTCCATCCAAACTGAATTGGGTCAGCAAAAGGATGTCTAACTGGAATTAAAGAATCAAATAAAGGATCATCTTCAGCAATTAATTTGACATTCCAATTTTTTGGAGGATATTCTTGTTCATCTTCATCTCTTAAATCTTGTAACGGTAGTAAACGAATGTAATTCTCCAAAGCTTGCTCAGCAGGTGAAGTAATGTTTTTGAATTGATACATGATTTTAATTCGATCACCTTCATACAGAGAAACACCTCCTGCACTTAGTTGATCTCCAATCCATATCATTCTGATAATTCCGTCTTCAGCAGTATCATCAAATGTGATGTTGTCTATGCTAACAACCGTGTATGAATCTTCATCAAATCTTTTTAAGGACAATTCAAAATTAGCTGGAACGATTGGTTGTATTAATGTTGTTTTTTCTAGTTCAAATCTTGGACTATCAATAACTTTAAAAGTTTGAATAAAGGTGTAGGGTGAGACCAATTGCCAATATTGAGTGAATGCATTCAGGAGCATGCCAGATTGTGCGAATGCATCTTTAAGGCCGGAGTAAGTGCCTTTTTTCTTGAATAATGGTATTGCTTCTTTAATCTGTCTACGCCACAAGGTTGGATCATTTGACTTTAGTTTGATAGCAAAATTATTTGATAAGTAAGTCAATAGAGACTCATGCAAAGCATTAGCATCAAACAAATCAATAATTTGATTTGCCATATCTTCCAAAAGTGTAAATCCTTTAGCCACAGATAAATTGAACTTTTCTGTGACTTCAGGAGTTATATCTGAATCAGCCAAAGTGTATTTGTACATCTCTGGCAGATAGCGTTCTAACAGAGTTTCATATTTGTTTTCTGCTGTATTATGTGATGGAATAACCAAAACAGCCTTACCATCGCCTTCTATTTTAAAATGCAAGTGTGCAGAAAGCTTTTCACCTGCGGCTAAAGGTGTCCAACTCCAACAAATAAAATAATCACCTTCTCGTATGCTTCCTTTAGGATTCCATTCATACGAATATCGACCATATTGATTATTCCCCTCAGAGTCAATTTCAACCAAAGTCAAAGGAGAATTTTCAAGGTCAGTTCCTATCCAAGCAGGATATCCCTCAGAACCAATAACTTTTATTGCAACACGGTCTTTGTATTGAATTACATTTAATACTGATGATGAATCAATTTCATTTTTTATTTCGGTAATCTTCAATAAGTTTTCTGGACTGGGATTTATGCATACTTGTTCTTGCAAATACTCAAGTTTATTTATCAAATTATCTGGTGTAGTTTTGCTTTCATATTCGCCGTAATTTGTTCCAAGAAAATCCCTTTCAACGTAGTAAATGATTACATTGTCTACCTTATATGGATTTGCATCAAAGCAACCATCAAAATTTGGACATTCAATTTCCAACAAAATAGTGTCGGTGATTTTTGGGTTTTCATTCAATCTTTTTAATGCCATTTTTATTCATACACAAAGTTAATAGTTATGATGCTTGGTCTAATTATTTCGTAATAACGAGTTGTTACTACTTCTCCAGAGTTATTTTCACTGTTTGTCTGAAAGTTCACTTCGACACTTAGAATTTCTGCGATGTCTGATAAAGACTTAATTAAATCCACACTTTTAAGTGTTTTACCATAATCCCAGTTATTTAATAAAAAGAAACCTGATATCTTTCGATTAACACGTTCTCTAATTTCTTCTTCAAATTTTCTATAGAACTTATCCATAACAACATCGACTGCACAATCAACATCTACAATTACTCCATCTTTTATGCAAATGTAATCAGTCAACATTTTTCTTTCTTCAAAAGCTTCCTTCAACATGACTTTAAGTCCATTATCTGGCGGAATAAGACCATCGTCTGAAAATCTTGCTAAAATATATAAATCAATCACATTAGCAGCACAGCCATAATTTCTTAATATTGCTTTTGCTTTTCCGACTTGTCCATTGTATTCAGTAGCAAATTGACTAGCAAATATTTCTATATCATCCCCTGATACAACACGATTTTGCGTTCTTAAATATTGTGGTAACTTGCGTTTAATGTCGTCAATTGTATCTCCTGAATATCCATATTCACCTTTTGTATAGTTTCTAAAAGTAACTGGAATACGAATATTGAAGCCTTGAACAATATAGTTTCTCTGAAACTCAACACTACCAGTTACGATATTGCCTGCAACACCGCCGCCCACCCTATAATCAATTGCAATGTCTGAATTAGAAGTAGGAATCATGCCAGCACGATTATTTCCAAATAAGACATATGCATTGTAGTTTGCATCATATTCAATTCTGTATTCTTTTCTTGGCTGTGAATCAGTAAAATAATCGACTTGAGTCCATTGACTTCCATCTACTGTGACACGTACTGAATTCCATATGACTGGGCCTTGAGACAAAGGTAAAAATTGGTTAGGCAAACCAGTTCCTTGAATTCTTTCAACAAAAGATCTTCCCTCAATTCCAACAACGGCAGTAGTCAAAAATGACCCAGCACTGATTACGATATTTTCATCAAGAATGGGTTGATTATACTGATCTGAAGGCCATAACTCGATAAAACGAGGCCCAAATTCAGTACTGATTGGAATGTTTACAGGCGTGTTTATGATCAAATCTGTATCTAAGGAATTGCTAATTGTAGCTGACCATAATGATTTTGCTCCAATAGGTGGCTGAGGCTTAAATCCAACTAGCATAGCCAATCGAAAGGCATTATCAATTTCGCTGACTGTATCAATGAAGATTTCATTGGCGATTTGGTCCATTTTAAAACTAAGAGTGTCTGCTATAAATGCCCAATTTTCAATAAGCATTATTGCCAAATCAGATTCTACAAAATCATTGAATGAATCGCCAAATCTTTCTTTTATGAAATCAACAAGCCTAGATTTTAATGACCAAAAATCTTGGTTGGTGTAATTCAAATTAATCAAATTGGGCGTTTTTACCAAGCCTGATTGATCATAAGGCGTTACGTCAAAAGGACAATTTTCTGTAGCCATTTATTCCTCACAAAGGTCTTTCCAATATCAATTCTTCAACTTGTTGAATGTTTTCAGGATCAACAAATTTGATCTTGATGTACAAAATACTTTCCGATTCATCCAAGCTATCATTTTTATTCAAGGAAGATCGTGGCACCGAATTTGCAACTTCAATATTAGTCACTACTATTCTTGGTTCCCAAGTTAAAATAGCGTCTGCAATCACTTGTCTGGCTTTATCGACCAAAAAACTATCATTTTGCTCAAAAATTAACTCACGAAGCGGAGTTCCAAAAGTTGGCAACATAACTCTTTCGCCCGGATTAGTTAATAACAATTGAAGTAGATCAGCTTTAATTTGATCTACTCCGGTTTTTTGAGCCAAGATGCCTCTTGGTGTTTTTTCTAAAGGATATTGAAGTCCTAAAAATCTTGAAGTTGACATTGTGCCTTCACTTAATTGAATGATATGTATCTATGTGTTTAATTATCCTTCTGCATAAGGACTTATATCTAAACGAAATTCGTCTTCATCTTCTTTGCATGGTGGGTTTTGAGCAGCAGCCATTTGAGCTTCATATTCATCACAATTTCCACCACAAGGAACTTGACATGGGTGATAAGCTGAAGCAAAAACTCTTTCGCTCATAGCCTTCTCTGTCCAGTGAGTTATCCCTGTTAGTGGGCAAATGACAGGACATCGAGCTACAATAACACTATAAACGCATGGCCCTTTACACTTTTTACCCGGTGGGGGAGGGCAATCTCTTCCTGCAAGTAATAGAATTTGCTTTTCTGCAAAGAAAATATGTAACTGACCAGAATATCTGAAATCAACATCTTCAACTGCTCTAATGTGACGTTTTGAAACATAAGTAAATTTGTCTGATGGGTTACATTCTTTATCACCAACCAAAACAATGTCTTTGTCGTATGTTTGTCTAATTGCATGCCCACCAGCACGCAGAAAAACGATGCCGGGAGAGCCAACTGGGGCACCTTGAAATCTTAAAAAGTGTGGGCCTCGATATCCACATCCTTTCTTTGAGTTACATTTGCTATCAGTGTCAGGATTTGCACATTGTGGATGCGTGATTTGTATCCACTGCGATTGCGTAGTCTTCTGACTAAAGTCATCACTGAATTTCATTTCAAGACCATATCCAGAACGAATCTGTATATAAGCCTTAGTTGCATTTGCCTCTGGTATTCCGCCTTCTTTTCTACATGGTGAACACTGCAAATTCATATGATCAATCATCTTAATGACGTGATTAGATGTGCTTTGCATGTGTATGCCACGTTTTTCTCCAGCATAATTCGGAGGACAAGCTGTACAGCCAGAATCGCCTACGGTATGATCATTTAATTCGATGCTGCTACCATTAGCGGTCTCTAACCTTATGTAATTTTGTTCGCCTCTTAAATTACTTGCTTCTTCAACATCAGACATCATTATTGAATGTCCTGTTGCTGACTTCCAATAAGTTCTTCCTAAGAATTTATCATTACATCCAAAATCAAAATTTTCGGTGCTTCTTTCCCAAATTGGCTTTCCTCTAGGTTCTTCCACAGAGTCATCCATAACCCAAGAATGGCCAGCTATAGATAAAAATTGAATTCCTGATTGTGGTAAGTCGCAAGAATTATTTTGAGGTGTTCCCGGCCCCTTATAAGGACGACATTCATTTTTATGTTTAAAAAATTTGTTATTGCCCTGATTAGAGTTACAAAACTTAGTTTTGGGATCACAAGGTGTTGAACTATGACCACCTAAAATACTTGAACATTGCTTAGGAAGCTTTCCGTCGCACTTAGGCTCACAATTAGATGGCCCTTCAATTGGCGTGCCATGAAAATCACTGAAATAAGGCAGACTTGAATCGTGATTTGAACAAATATCAATATCTTGAGAAGTAGCTTTTGAAGAACATTTAGGATGAGACCATTGCCCACCATAATGGAGATGATCATCTTTAAAAATCATCCAGTTACCACAACCTGATAAAATCTCAACTCTTTTCCAACGACGATTGCATTTCGCATTACCGTCAACCATCTTAAGCATATGCTTTTCTGGCGTTTTAAAACCATAAATGTTGGGATATGTAGTTCTTTTTTGTTCATTGGGATCAGAGGTAAATTCTGTGACTGATTCCAAATTATAACTGTTATACGATTCAGTATTCCAAGGTGGATATACTTGGGATTCGTCATCAGGGCCTACAAGATAGCCTCCTCTATGACCTCTAGAGACAGCATCATATTCTCGGCTCGGAAATATCGAATCTAATTGTTGACCGCTCGGACCACGATCTTTATGCCAAGATGTGCCTAAATAAAATGCCCGATCCGTATTGCCCATCTCGTACATGATCATCAGGGTGCTTCCTGCTGGTGGCACCCAATTTAAACCAGAATCATCAAATCCACCCATGGCAGAAATTGGACTTGCAAAAGGCAAACTAAAAACTTTAGAGTCAGGCTTGTGTAGCATTGGATGAAAATATCTAACACGATTCATCTTCCAAGGGTCAATTGTTTCTACACATAAAGCTCTAGTGAGTCCTTGTAAAACCACACCTTGTCTTTTGCTTGCAAATCTTCTTTTTTTAGAAGCTTTAGCATCATAACCTATACTGTTTACGACTTGTTCTAACGTGTGTAATCGATCATAGATATTATCTAAAATTTTACCTTGATTGACATTTGATTGTTGTGTTGGTTTATACGGACTATCTGACATAATTTCCTACCTTTTAAATACATTTGGGTGGCTTCCAACCTTTGTTCCAGCCTCCAAGACTCCTGTCTTTAGCGTAATCTGCTCCCGGTGCAGGAAGTTTAACATTAATAGTAGTCGTAAATTTTCCAGCGTCTATTTGATGCGTAACCGCCATAATTATCCAACCTTTATTGCTTAAGACGTGATTGCATGATTGACTTGCTAAGTACCAATCTCCATTCGGTCCTCCGCCTTCTTTTGCAATATGAAAAGGATTTATCAAAACTATGGAAATAAATTTACGCATAGAATTTCTTGGTGGGCAAAAATTAGGATTTCCCACTATCACTAAATCTGCTGATATTGAATGAAATGCAATAGGCGATATTATTGCCTCTGAAGCTTTTCTTTCAGCATCATCTTTTTGACTATCATCCCCTTGTTCGTGTTGGTTATCACTTGTTGATGTGCTTGTTGCTTGGCCAGCACCTTTATTATCTTCTGATTTTGGCAAACATTTTGCACCCGGATTTTTTGAACCTTCTAATTGTGTTGGATTAGCATTGCGATCTCCCATGAGACCAGCAGCACCACCTGTCATCATAGCAAAGTTCCAATTTATTTTTGGATTAAATTCTACAACAGGGCTCATGGGGCCACCATTCACAATATATGTTCCTAAGCTATTGCTATCAAAAAACTCATCGTTCTTATCAAAGCAATCCGACTCATCTAATACTTCTTGAAATAAAAAAGCACCACCCAATACTGTTGGATCATACTTAATATTCCAAGGCTTTTCATTTACACTTGGATTATCAATTGCCCATTTTTTAACAGCTTCAATTTTGTTTTTGCCGTGTGATTGCCAAGAGCCTTTTTTACCGAATTTTTGCTCATCTTCAGTTCCGCCTTTTATCTTAAACAAGTTAATTTCAGGTCTTCTCGGATCAGAAGAAGAAAAAGGATACTGAACGTTGTTGATTTCAAATATAACTCTATTTACATTTGGACCGGGAGAGGTAGAACTAGTCATAAATTCTGTTACGGCATCTAAGAAATAAACGCCTTCAACACCTTGACCACCTTTATTCCATTCAGCACTGCCTTCTGGCATAATGGTGCCAAGATCTTTGCCAGTAATTTCAAAAATGAATTTACCTTCAGAATAGTTTGTTTCAATTGATCTGCACACCACATAATAGCAAGGGGATCTAGAGGATGGAATTGGTTCTTTGCATCCACTTTTCACCCAACCAAATTGCACTCTCATAACTACTTGTGCTGAATTTATTATGGTGCAATTCCAATCGGTTAAAAGATGTCTCATAAACTCTTCAAAATTTCCACCGTGAGTATCATGTATGACCACTCTTACATCCATTCCATCAGCATGCCCACAGCTAAAACTTTTTATAACCGCACAGTTCGAGGGATCAGTGGATTCTGACGATAAATTACTCACTGTAATTGCAGAAGATGCCCCTTGATTTGATGGTCTTAAAGCTGTGTCAACGAAATCTATTGCCACCCAAGGAGCAAGGAGGTGTCCAGCTTGCGGATGTTGAAATTCATTAGATTGATAGCCCAACACGCAACCCTGTGGGGGGCCAAATATCTCTAAGCCACTGTAACTAAGACAATCAATAACACTCATCAAATTTCCTTAAATAATTTTATTCGGCAAAAAAATAGTCTTTCCTGCTTTAAATTCCCAGATATCCTTAATATTGTTTGCTTCTAAAATTCTCCACCAATTATCAACAAATCCATAAACATCATATGAAACAAGATCTGGCCTATATTCAACTCCTTTTGATATGACCATAATTTTTTCATTTCCAACTCTTGTGTATGGTTGCCTGTTGTAAATGTCTAATGAAATCAATCTATTTTCGGTGTAATAAATTACATTTTGATTAATGTATCTGCTACTAGGTCCAAAAATTGATCTAGTTTCAATATTTGTGCTTTCAATTAATTGAGCCATAATTATCTTCCTGAGTTAATGATTCTATCTTGAAAAGGTAAATCGACTGTTGTGTAAACTACAATCCAGTTTGTATCAACATCGAATCGGTATGGGCAATAAGTTTTTTCATCCCACGCAACTTCGGTAGGAAATTTTACACTGTAACTTTGCAAGATCACACAAAGCTCTTGATCCCCTAGTAACTTGCCACATTTAATACGACAAATAGGAGGAGGTCTATAAGGAAGAACTTCTCCACCTGTGTTCCCTGAGCGTGGATATACTGCACTTTGAATAGCTCTTAAATATTGCAAATTATACAAACCATCATTTGGCTCTACAATAAAAAAATGAAGTTGCATACTTATTGTTCTTTCGGCTGAATGTGAATAAGTATGTAAGGGCGATGAACGCCCAATAATGCCTTCTCCATTATAAACTGCTTGTTTAGAATCGCTAATATCAGGCAAATTATTCAAAACAATTTCTATTTCAGAATTTGTTGGAACAACTTGTTGTATTGGATTGCCTAAAGAATCATACGCATTTCTAATCATAAAACCAGCATTAGGTATGACGATTTTACAATCAGGAATTTTTTGTAATTTTCCTTCTACTGTAGCTTTCATATTAGTTGCCTCCACGTCCGTCTGTGGTTATAGATCCCGGTGAGGAATCACTGAAAGTTAAATCCCAAGTTCCACGATTTAAGTCTTTAGCTATATTTTTGATACCCGGTCTAGTTGGAGGTGATAGCATGTCGGTGTTTGCTCGGATAATTTCAGATCCAACAATTCCTCCGACAGACAGCCTATCTCTAATTTGCTCCATAACTAAAATCATTTGATCCAATTTTCTTGCTTGCTCAACAACCAAGTAATCTGCAATGGTGTCCATGCTAGGCAGAACTGAAGTAGTGCCATTTGCAGAATCGCCGTATTTTGCTTGAGCAACCGATGATTCTGCTGCTACTCTGCTTAATCCTAAACTTCCAACTTCTCCCTTCATATCATCAGAATAATCAATAGAGTTAGTTGAAACTAAAGTTTTATTAGCAGCATCAGATGCTGAACTATCATAGTTAAGAGCACGACTTACTTCAGCAATAATATTCTTTTCTCTCTTTTCAGAGTCTTGCTTTGTAATAATTGAGGATTTGATTATATTATTTAATTCGCCTTGATTCATGCCCAACATCTTAAAAATACTGTTTTGTTGGACATAATCGTCATTGGCTTCGCTTGCTTTGTCAGGATCAAACAGACCCATAGACACACCAAGTGCGTTGACAGGATTTGTTTTTAACTTGTCAACAATAGCTGTTTTGGCAAATTCATTAATACTTTTAATTTCAGCTAATGATTTAAGATCTTGTGCTTCTTTAGCATTTTGAGCATCGAACAATCCTAAACTTACTGGACTCAAAACAGATTTTGAAACTGATTTCAATTTTTCAAAAGATTTTGAAAGCATTTCCATTAATGAAACTTTAGACTGATCTTTTTCAAAAGACATTCTAGAATTTTCTATTAAAGATTTTTTATAAGATTCTGAATACTGATCATGAGCTTCAGAAGTCTTCTCTTTGTCAAAAAGACCGAAATTAGCCACAGATGCAAAAGTTTCTTTGATGCGATCTGTATTTGATGTAAATGCTGATTCTAAAAGCCTTGATAATCCTTCTCCTGACATGATGTTTTTCAAAATGTCTTTAACGGATGTTTGTTTATCTTCTGCTTTGAGTGTTTGCATTTTCATTGAACGATTGAGTTCAGAAGTCATAGCTTCCGATGCTTGATCGCCTTCAAATGCTCCTTCTGCACTCATTCCGACTTCGCAACACTTTTTAGATTTGATGACTTCAATTAATTCTTTGAGAGATACAATTAAAGATTGAATATCGTCTTTTTCTGATGTTGTGCCTGTTTGTAATTTTAGATTCATCATTTGGCCTAATTTGCCGCCTGTCATCTTGTCTATGAAAGATATGGGATTCAATGCCGACTTAATTCCATTAAAAGTTTTGCCAAAAGTTGATTTGACATCTGTGCCTGCACCAAATACACCTGATCCCATAGCTGTTATTTTCTCCCATACTTTGGAAGGTATGATCATTTCGCCTTGGTGCAATTGAGCAACGCCTGCTTTGATTATGGATCTTGTGCCTTCTTGAAATTTTGGTAGTTCAGTAGGCGAAGTAGTTGCTGATGCAGCAGACACAGAAGCTTCAGGAGATGTTGGAGATAGATTTGTTGTAGATTGCCTTTCACCTTCACTAGGCCACCATTTCATTGTTGAACCTAAATTAAATATCATTTTACCAAGTTGTGCCCCACCAATATAATCGGAAATCATTTCGCCTAATTTGCCTCCCAACCAATCGCCTCCCATAAATGCAGCAGGTGCAAGAACCCAAGATGGAATGCCTAGAGTTTGAGGAGCACTAATCATCATTGCGGCTAATGTTCCACCTAAAAAGCCCAATCCATTTTTTATTACAGCCGATCCAATTTCTTTATACAAATCTTCCATAGGCACGCCTTTTTCATTTGCGGCTTTATAAATGTCCATGCCAGTAAGACCAGCTTCAATTACCAATCCTACAGGTCCAGCGTATTGTCCTATTTTACCAACAATACCTTTTAATCCGTTGCCAACCGATGAGCCGGATGATGCAAGCCATTCAGGTACAATTTTGCCTACACTGTTTTTTAGCCAATCCATAGTTGCTTTGATTCCAGTTTTTTCTGCACCGTATGCCACAACAGAATTAACGCCAGAGTTTACAGAGGCATTTACTTTAGATAATGCTTCTGTGCCTGATGACCAAAGCTGTCCAACTCGACTTTTTGCTCCTGAAATAGCTCCGCCAGCAGAAGACATCATGCTTTTAAGGCCACCCATAAATCCTCCGCCTGTTTTTGGAACAGATGTGGTGCCACTAGTTGGACTAGGAACGGCAGGTGTTGCACCAGATGCAGCAGAAGCCACCCCTCCGCCTGATGGCATATTTGCCACGGCAGTGACAGGAGAGCCTGTGGCCGCAGTTGCAACAGTTGTGGCACCCTTGGCTGAAGCAGCAGAAACGCTCTCTATGCTTCCTGTGGCAGCTTTGGCGATATCATCAGCCCCTTGTGCTGCAATCTTCGCTGCTTCATCTATAGAGTTTGTAGCAGCACTCAAGACATTTTTGCTTGTGTTTCCAGCTAAATCTGAAGCTAGATAAAAACCAAGTCTTGTATTGACAAGTGCATCTTCCATTCTGTCAAGATTGTTTAAATCCTTTTCAGATAAATAAGAACCTTGAGGCATGTTTTGTGCTGGCAAACCTGCTGCTGCGAGTTCTCCAGCAGCAGCAACTCCGCCACCACAACAATTTCTCGTGTTGATTTCAATTTGTTTTAAAACATCAAGAACAGAGCTTCCATTTAAATCATCATCTGATTTTGAAAACCATGATCCTAATAAATAGCCACCTACAGCACTACCAGCCGTAAGTAAAGCATTTCCACGACCAGATCTCCCTCTTGCTCTTCTGTTTTTCCCATCTTTGAGAACTGTTTTATCTTTTGATTCTGGAGCAGATGCATTACCTTTGCCGCCGCCGCCGCCAAAAAAGCCTCCGCCTCCCCCTCCGCCACGAATTTTATTTAAAATGAAGCTGCCAGCAAGTAAAGACAATGCGTTTGTAATAACACCTGCCAACATAGTAAAGCCACCTCCTATAGTATATGCAATAAAATGCATTCCTAGAGGTAAGTATTTCGAAATATTCATGGTATCGCCCATCATGACAGCATGTATTTCCCTAATCCATTCTCTGATTTCCGCTATTGGATCTTGCGAGGCTTTTTCTTTTATTCCTATGGTTTGCATGACTTCATTCAAAGCATTCATTGCAACTTCGTCCCCAGTTGCTAGAGCTTTTTGGAAGCCTTGCATGTCTTGTATTGTGCCATTTGTAGCGTCCTTCATTCTTGTTACAATTTCTTTTTCAAAATTTATTCCAACTGACTTAGATCTTTCAGAAAGATTTTTTATTAAAGATTGACCGGCTTGAGGAATACCTTTTTGAAATTGATCTATTAGCTTGACGCCATCAATTTGTGTATCGCCGAAAACTTGACCTAGACTTTCCTCTAAAGCTGCTTTAGTCTTTTCGTCTAGTTTACCAAAGTCGCCACCTACTTCATTCAGTGCTTTGCTGTATTGTGTCAGTTTGCCAAAAGCATCAGCATACATTCCTGTTTCTAATTCTTGTTTTTGTTTTAATGCTTGTTTGTATTTGTCAGATCCTGTGCCAAACTTTTCTGCTTCTTTTAGCTTATCAGTAGCTTCTTTAAATTTATCACCTAAAGACATGGTTTGCTCACGCGTACTTAAAATGGCTTTTTGTACTTCTCCAATTTCCATGCCCATATTTTTAAAGTGATTCTGAATTTGCATGGCTCGCATTTTTTCTTCAGTCGTACCAGATCGAAGCCTTTGAAGCTCTTCTGTCATCTTAGTGGCATCGGTGATTTTTGAACCAAATGTATCAAAAACACCTATTGAGTATTGTTCTAAACCTTCCGAAAGACCTTTCATAGCTGTCTTGTCTTCAAGTATAGTGCCCATACGCAAATTAATACGTACACTTTCTTGCAAATCTACATCTTTAATTGACCCAACAACGTTATCTAAAAACTTACTCATGTCAGAGTTCAGATATGCATCTGAATCTGTCAAAATAGACATAAACTCGCTTGCATTTTCAAAACCAAATTTTTGGGCAGATGTCATGAATTGTGTTACTTTTTTGATATTGTCAATACTCGCAACACCTTGTCTTTCCAGATTTTTGATCACTGCATTAGAGGATTGCATGGCCTTCTCTAATTGATTGCCAGTAACACCACTAGTTCTGGATATGCTTTGCATATGCCGTCCCATTTCCGCTAGTTCAACGCTCGACAGCCCTAAATGATAATGCCAGTCCATAAACATTTCATTTAATGCATCGCCATTAATATTCAACATGGTTGCTGTATTCAAGGCACTGGTCTGAATACTTTTCATTCTGCCAACTCTTCGTTTCATCAACGTTTCTTCTTTCATCAATCTGCCCATATCTTTAGTGGCCAATTTATCTTGGGCTGTTTCGATGTCGAATCCACGTTCTAAGTTGCTTAAATACACTTGAGCATATCTTTCGTATGAAACACCAGAAGCGATAGTAGCTTTGGTGATGTCAAAAAATGCATTTTCAATTTCTCGATTTTCTTTGCTGAATCCTTCCTGCATGTGAATGATAGACCTTATGCCTTCTCGGAAATTATTTAAATCTTTGAAGCTTGGAAGCATTTTTTCCATGTTTATATCAAGCTCATTTGTGATTTTTACAAAACCATCTTTGAGTTTATTGATTGCCAAACTAGCAAAAACTCCAGCCAAACCTCTTTTGCCAGAATCAACTAATCCTCCAAGATTTAATTCATCGGTTTGTTGACTAGCTGTGCCTGTAACGTCTTTGCTGCCTGCTGTTGGTTGTTTGTTTGCTTGACGCAGTGCCTCTTCTATTTTATGCGTTGTTTTATGGGAGCTTGGAGTAATTCTATCAGCTACTTCTGACATTGTTTTACTAGTAGCACCGCAGCAATTTGACATAGCAATTGCTTCTGCGATATCTTTCTGTGCTTTGTTTGTTAAATGAGAAAGACCCACCCACAGAGTGTTTTGCGATTGAGAGGCTTCCCATAACTTAGAAGTAGCTTCAGCCATGATAGCCATGTAAGCTATTTGTTGTTTCGTAGATCCGTCTTGTTTCTTAGAAGATTTAGACTTACTTCCTTTGATATAATCAAAAATTGACTCAACCCATTTTTTTGAACCATCCATGTCATTATTGGATTGAGGATCAAGTTTAGCAGTCAATTCTTTAATTGCATCATAAATCTTTTCATTAGATTCATTAGACTGTTTTGTGTTGTTGGTAGAAACAGGGTTAGTAGCAGGTGCTTTGAGGCGTGCCATCATGTCAGAAATAGGAAATTCTGCAACAACTCTGTCTAATAAATCTCTTGCCACTTGTTACTCCCGTTACTTTCTATTCTTATCCAACAGGTGGTAGTCCTGTATTTGGACTTGTAGGCGTTCTAATTGGCTCTGGAGTTGCTAAATTTCTTTGCAAACCTCCTGTCAATGCTTCTTGCACGCCTGCTGCTTTTGCAGCAAACTGAGCTTGTTGAGCCATATTTAAAGTCTTTCTATATTCTTCATATGCGGTAAGTTCATTAGCTTTAGCTTGCAATCTAGCTTGTATTTGTTGTTCAATAGTTGTTCTTATTTTTTCAAGCTCACCAGCATCGAATGATCGTACACTTGCCAGCACAGTCTTTAGCCAATCGCTATCTAATCGTTTTGGTCTTTGTACTCCACGTAAACTATACATCCGAAAAGCCGTAGCCATATAAGCATCAGGCTTTATGTTTGCATAACTAAAACTAGAGTTACCACTATATGTTTGAAGTATTTTTTTAACGTAATTGAATGTTAGGTAATGTAAGTTGAGACCTCTGATATAGTTTGGTGAAAAAATATCAGTGATGATTAACATAGGTCTTGGGTCGTGAATTATATTAGGAATCATCGCAAAACTTTTTGGGTATTCAAATGATATCAAAGAGCCTCTTTTTAAAGTGCCCCATGAAGTTCCATACTGGTTTGCCGCCACATTTCTGAGCGGATCAAAATCTGTAAATAATCCAGCCATATTAAGTCTTGTTGTATACTAGGGAAGAATAATCTGTTCCTGTCGTTCTAATAAGAACATTGCCTCCAGACATATCTTCTAAGTCCATTTCGTTTTCGCTTTGTTCGGCATCCGTGCTTCTATCGAAAAATTTTTTGATTTCTTTTCCAATAGATTCAATAATTTTTTTGCCTGCTTTTGTTTGATTTACTCCATCATCTGAGAGAAAATCACTAAACATCGATTCAATAGGGAGGGAATAAGCTGAACCGTAAGGGTGGGTTTTGGATTCTTTTTGAATTCTGAAAGCGAGTTCTGATCCAATTTTATATATTCGAATACCATCAAAACTACCATTTTTAGATGTTGAATAGCAGAATATGTAAGGTTCTTTGGAATCTTGAGAATCAATAAAATTTTCAACTTTAAGCCCATTCTGTTCTAAAACTTGCTTCATGAGCTTTAATTGCCTAATAGACTCTCTTTTCTTTTTGTCAACAAAATCACCAAACGATCTATGTCTCATATTAACCTCTTAAAAATGCTATAGTTTGACCTAAAGTCATATTTGGATCTAATTCTTTTGATTCAATAAGCTCTTCAAGAGAATTAGCTAAGTTTCTTCTCACTGACATGATTCTTTGATTCATACTTTTTGCACCAAGATCAACATTATCAAACCTTCCTTCGTTTACTGTTTTGCTGTCAGGTCTGCTTGAAATTTTTTTGTCTTGTACTTTTTTTCTAGATTCTTCAAATTTACGACTGTAGTAGGCCCAATCTTGTGGATTTTCTTCTTTGGCATTGTGCTCTAAAAGAATTTCACCTAGATGCTTTTTCAAAGCATCATATTCTTTTTTTAAAGTGTTCTTTTCAATTATTTTATCTAAAAATGACATAATGCTCCTTATCCCATGGAAGCCAAACTTTGAAGTTGCTGACTAAATTGTGGCAAAAATTTCTGCAAAGATTGAAGTTGATTTTGAAATTTTTGAATTGATTGCTGACGTTGCTGTTGGTTTTGCTGTTGGTTTTGCTGTTGGTTTTGCTGTTGGTTTTGCTGTTGGTTTTGCTGTTGGTTTTGCTGTTGGTTTTGCGAAGGATTCACAGATTGATATCCTTGTTGAACGCCTTTTGCAAAATTCCCTACACCTTTTGCTATACCACCTGCAATTCCGCCAGTTATGCCCCCTAGTGTTTGCATAAATTCATTATATTGTTGCTCTTGAAATGTGCCTTCTTCAAGTTGATCTAGGTACGGCTGCAAATCTATATCAGCATCACATAGAGCTTCTGCCAAATTTCTTATTACCACGTAGTTTTGAAAACTTTTCATATACTGCTCCTTAACATTGTCTCAATAGTATTTCAGGTGATGATGGCACGCATCTCATGATTTTCAAAACATCACTTGGATTGCCTTGCCACAAAGTTTCTTTGTATGTAAAGCTTTGTAATGTGCTTGCGGCTTCTTTGATAAGATCTAGTTGAGCTACTAAGTACAAAACACCATCTCGATGTGAAATAAATTCAATTTCTTCTATTTCAGGCTTACCACCTTGATCTAGTTGATCAGACTCTTTCACATAATAAATATTCATATTCGGAATGCTTATGACAGATCCTTCCTGATCTATGAAAGCTTCTTTAGTATCATTTTCACTAGTTCTCACAACAAGCTTTCCATCTAAAAATGCAGATTTTAGACTGTTGCCTAAATCCCATCCTAAGTGATAAACAGTACCATCTTGCCCTACAACATTGATTATAAATGCACGCTCTCTGTAAGCTTCAGCAATTGCCTCGATTACAACACGGCGACGTAATACATCTTTCTCTTCAGGACTTCCACCTTCAAGACGATCCAATTCTGGTTGTTTCAAATATCTCTCAGGATCATCTTCTCGTAAGTACCATCGACCTATGTTGATGTCGCCCCATCTTGCATTGAACCTTGTACTTGTACGTATGGAATAATCTTGCTCTTCAAATACCAAGTCTTCATTTTGACCACCAGATCCAACTTGTACTGAACCGGTCAATGCGGCCAAGAACTTACGATGTTGATCACCTTTGGCACCACCAAGGCCAAGAAGTTTAATATATACTTCATTTAACAAAGGGCTTTGCTCCAAAACCGTTGTTATGTGACGTACAAGAGTTGACGCTGGATTAGTGCGATCAAAATCACGCTTAATCAATTTGCGTATTTCATTTGAAACTTGTAGAACATTGGCATTTTGACGTAAAAAACAAATGTCTAAATTATCTTCAACAAACTTTCTTTGAGCAGGTTCTAATTCTCTTTCTCTGACATTAAGAATTCTTTGCGTTAATGTATTGGGATCTCCTTTGATAGATTCCTTTACAAATTTTATCTTCCATACTTCAAAATCAGATTGCTCTTCCTCTTCTTCAGGCATGTCAGGAAATTGAGGATCAGAAGTGATATCATCTTCCGTGGGCTGATCTTGAACCGCCATATCAGTAGGTGCTTGACCCATAGGATCACCCGGAGTGCCCGGTTGAGACATAGGCATTCCGCCTGCTGTTGGATCAGCAGCGGCATTAAAATCTGGACCTTGTTCGGCTAGCCATAATAATTGATTGAACTTATGACTCATTTGGTTTCCCCTTCTTGTTTGCAATCTTACTAATGGATTTCAAAAGATCTCTTTTGCTACCCTCAATGACTACTTTGTTGTTTTGTTGTGCTGCAAGGTATCTTGGAAATGTGTCTTTTTCTTTCAACTTGACTCTTGTCATTAAATCGGCAATTTTAGTCATTTTATCAGCTTGATCTGCTTTAATCTTTAGCAAATTCACAATAGCTTCCTTACTTGCCGAACTAGCATCACCATCATTAATGACCATTTCTAAAAAGTTGGATAGTATTTCATCAGCCTTGCCTCGATCTTCCCTTGCGTTATTTAATATTTCTCCATAAAGATCTACTAAAGTTTCATCTTTAATGAAGCATTCTTTTTCTTCTACTTGAGGCATCATATCTTTGCCCACATTCATAGTGGGCAAAATCATTTCTACATCTAACTCTGTAAACTCATCCTCTTCATTGACTAAAAAAGGAGTTGGATTTTTCTGAGTATTAGATTCTTCTACGATTGTTTCAATTTCTTTGCTGCTCATAGGGGTATATAGGGTGGAAAGTGACATATATTAAGGAGAAGACATGGCTGATGAGATTTCTGGTCAAATCTTGACACAAGCTTCAGAAAATATTCAAAAACTATATGATTTGAGCAACCGCTTCGATGAACGAATAAAATCTGCCAATACTAAACAAGAGCAATTGAATGACAGGATTGAATCAACAAATCAAAAACATCACGATTTATCTAATAAAATTGCAGTCTTAGAATCACAAATTACGGTCACAAAAGAGATTCGTGACTATCTTGAGGGCTTTAACTCAAACATAGCTAATTTAGATAAACGTATTACCCAAATTGAAAAACAACAAGGTGCTCACGACGAAAGATGGAAAAACTTAGCAGGTTTTTTAATTAATTTAGCATGGGTAATTATAGCTGCTTACCTTTTAACCAAATTGAATTTGCAATCCCCAGCAGTTCCTTAATAATGGAGAAAATATGGACTTGAATATCATGAAAGAAGTTTTCGACAAACAAATGAATGAATTCTTATGGTGGGCACTTGGAATTGCTTTTGTTTTAATGTTTAAAAATGCAATAGAAAACTACATCTGGGGACTAACATTTATGTTTGACCATGATTACAATGTAGATGACGAAGTTTTAATTGGCGGAGTAAGAAAAGCAAGGATTGTAAGACAAACTATATACAAAACAGTTTTTTACATCTATGATAACAATACTCGCTTAGTTATTCCCAACAAAGAGCTACACAGTCTTAGATGTGAGAAAATTTTAGTTGGCAATCCTGTATCGCCAAAAAACACCGATAAAACAAACGAATATCAAATTTAATTATTCGGTGACTTTACACTAAATAAATGATGAATAAAACACTCGTGGAGATAGGCATGAAACCAAAATCTTTCAATCAATATAAACTACTAAGAGAGGCCGAAGATAACAAGAGCAATGTTAATGCCGTAGGAACTAAAGTTTCTTTGGGAGATGGAAATCAATATAAGCCATTCGAAATTTCTGACGATACCAAATCTGAACATTATGGAAAAAATAAAAATCTAGCTCCAATTGTAAGAGCATTTAAGTCAGGTGCAAATTGGGGATGGTCTCGTGATGATAATACTGGATCGGACAAACCAGTAAAAATAAGTGGTAAAAAACTTTTCTTAGCTGGCGGTGCAGTTAGAGATCACTTAGCAGGTAAAAAACCAAGAAATATTGAACTTGCAACTAATGCTTCCCCAGATGAAGTTTACCATATTTTGAAACAAAACGGCTTCAGTTACCTTGGAAAACAGGATGAGTCAAGTCTAGCCAAAGAAAGTCCAAATCAAAAACCCGGTAGTAAACAATCATTTTTTGTCTCTAAAACCAACAAAAAAGGTCGCCCTTTTGTGTTTGGAATTCAGGTAAATGAGGACACATACACTCTTGAAGTCTTTATGAAAACTCCAAGAGGTGTAGACCAAGATCCAGAGTCTGGCACACAAATCGAAGATGCATCAGGCAGAGACTTCACAATAAATGGGATGTATATTGCATTAACAAATGACAATGGCCCCAATAAGGACTTGCATGACTTTTTTGGTGGTGCACACCACTTGTCTTCAGGTAGAATCAATGCAATTGGCGATTTACAAACAAAACTTAGTGAAGACCCTAGCAGAATTCTACGCTATGTGCGTATGATGACAGGTTACGGAGATCCGAAGAAAATGTCTCCAGAAGACACAGAAGTAATACGCAATCTTTCATCCAAACTCGGTCAATTAGATCGCAAATTAATCATGGATGAATTCCGAAAAGGAATGAGTAAAGATGATACTGATAGTCGAACCTACCTAAAGTGCTGTAATGATCTTGGTGTATTAGACCAAGTATTTCCCGGCAAAATTCTTGACACTAAATTTCCAACTGCCTTGTCAGAAATCGGCGATAAACATATGCCTTTAGCATTCATGTTGCGATTCAATGACCCATCTTCACTCAGCAACAGTGGTTTAGATGCCAACGACCTACAAAAAGTAGCATTTCTAATAAAGTCTATGGGACTAAGTGATGCTATTGATCCTTCAAATTTATCAGATTTGACAAATAGTTATTTGACCAGTGGCATCCCTAGTCGTAAACTCAGGGATTTTGCCACAAAAATCGGTGGTCTTGACGGTGGACTTATTGATGCATTTTTAGGACATGCTAAAATGCCTAGAGTCAAAATTTTCATTCAAAAAGATGGAAATGATCAAGTGGCTGACGATTTTCAAGATTTAATTGATCCGTTCAGCGGACAAGTAAATCAAGATATGGCTGATGAACGTCGCAAACAACTCGAATTAGATTCTTTCAAGAATCAATTGGCTTTCATGCGACCACAATAAATTTTTTACAAAGAAAGTGCTATGTTCCAAGAAATTCATATTTTCGATTTTGACGGCACTCTGTTCAAATCACCTGTAAACTCTCCCGAAAATATAAAAATGTACGAAGAAACTACAGGAATCCCTTGGATTATTGATAAGGACAAAAGCATCGAACTAACTGAAAAGCTTGGAATCCCAATCAAAACCAGAAGCGGTTGGTTTGGTAGATCAGAGACTTTGAAGCCACCAATCGTTCCGTCTCCTGCACCTCTTGAGTGGTTTAACCCCCATGTTGTAGCCGAATTCATAAAAAGCAAGTCTGACGAAAACATGATGACATGCCTTATGACAGGAAGACATCTTGGATTGAAAAAATATGTCATAAGAATCTGTAAAGAGGGCAATCTGTTCCAAGATGAAAATGAAGTTTCATGTTTTTTTTCTGGAGAAGATGGACCAGATCCTCAAGGTGAAAAACCTAAGGATACTCTAGGTTGGAAGTTGTGGATTGCTAGACAATTGCTCAAAACCAACTCTGGCGTCAAAAGACTCGTGTTTTGGGAGGATCGCACAGAACACGTACAACCATTCTTGGACCTCCAAAAAGAAGGTTTTACAGAAGAAGTTGTTGTTAATCATGTAGCTTGCGAAGATTGGCCAAATTTCTCGAAGCTCGTTGCAATTTGAGAGCCAAAGAAATCTTAGGCGAAGAATTAATAACTTCTTCGTTTAAGATTTCTTCTTTAACATTCTCGTTTATTGGTTCTTCTTCTGCAAAATCCCATGCAGCATCATAGCCTGAATACTTTACTGTTTTTTCAGGTCTTTTACCTATAATTGAACCTTTGGGGGCTCTTGTTGACTGACGAATTAGACTTTCTAAAAACTGATTGTTTGACGACATATCTTTCTTCCAAGTATCAAAAAATACTAATTGGGTTTCATTTCTTCTTTATTTAGCTTCGAGATTCTAAATTAAGAAGAGATAGATATGTTTGTGCAAACTTATCGGAAACTCATTTGCTTTCTTAAAAAAAGCTACCCACAAACCTATCCGGTCAGTGTTCGAAGATTAAAGCTTACAGAAGACTATGATGGTTTTTGCCAATTCAAAGGCACGCATTTCCTAATTAGTATTAATCGTAAGCTTCCAGAACACGAGGCCATAGAGACTCTTTTGCATGAATACGCACACGTAATTGCATGGGATAAGTGTAAATTTGATGATCATTGCAATGACTGGGGAGTAGCTTATAGCCGTATTTATCGAGCTTTTTTGAAAAACTTTTTAAACAATACCGACCCATAACTTCTTGATTCGCCTTGCTATTAGATCAAAAACAACTTATATTTGTAAATATCTTGACCAGACATTTAACGGAAAGTTGTATTCATGAGAACGTTTTACAAGATTGATCCAAAATTACACATCGAAAAATTACAAGATCTCATTGATATACCGAAAATTATTAGAGTTAATGAGTTTGATGAAGAAGCATTAGAAGACTTTGAAGAAGATATGGATGATGCTCACGCGACTGGTCAGCCAGTAATACCTATAGTAATAGATTCTTTTGGCGGAAGTGTATACGGTTGTTTGGGATTTTTAGCAGCCATTGAATCTGCTAAAGTTCCCGTTGCGACCATAGTTACTTCAAAAGCCATGTCAGCGGGTGCTATTGTATTTTGCTTTGGCACAGAAGGCTACAGGTATATGCATCCAAACGCCACACTCATGATTCATGACGTTGGAGCATCTACTGGAGGTAAAGTAGAAGAGATTAAAGTGGACGCCAATCATTTGGATGAAATTAATAATTCAATTTACAAGCGTACATCTTTGCACATTGGTCACGACCAAAACTTCATAAGTAATTTGATTTCAAAAAATCGACACGCTGATTTATTTTTGAATGCCAAACAAGCTAAGAAACACAAATTTGCAAACCATCTAAAAGTTCCAAATTTTGAAGTAGAAATTAATTTGTGTATGAAATTCCAGTAA